TATGACTACGATCGGGCTACGCCCTCACTCCGTCACACCCCGGCGCGAGTCTCATCCTGATTGACGCTGAATCTTACCTAGATTGCCGCTATGCACAGCTCCGGATGATTGAGAACAAGGTCGGCAAAGGCCGATTGTCTGCGTCACAGGTTGCGCGCCATGCGGCCCTGGCAAAGCTCGGTCATCACATCGAGGTAGTCTCAGCCCTCAACGAGGACGATGCTGCAAGGCAGGCAGTCGCTCTTGTTCGCAAGTGGGTCTCTGCTGCTGGAGCCGAAACGGGTTCGTCAGCGGATGCTGCTCGTGAAGGTATGATCCAGCCCAGGCACTCGATCTCGCGAGACTGAGTAGCAAAGCAGCAAGATGGCAATAGCGGGGATGGCGAATAGGGCAACGCCGACAAAACGCATAACAAAACTCCAGCGATGTCCCCGTCGGCAATCTGCCATCGACTGGCTAACGCCGAGTTAATCAACGCTTCATTTTGGAGCGCACTATTCACCACCACCAGAGGAGACCAATGCGAAAGATTCAGAACCTAGGCGGGCCATTCCCAGGAAAGGGCGCCGCACCCGAAATGAACCATGACAAGCTACTACCGCGCGGCACCCGCGCCGCATTCGAGCGGCTCAACGACGCCGCTGCGATGCGTCCGCATGTGGTGAACGCTGAATCGCTGATCGCAGCGAATGACAACCGCAAGCTGGAGGATGCGGCTTGAAGTGGTCGGCCAGAGATCTGCGGCTCACTCGCGTCCAAGCCGTCTATCTCCAGCAACGGAACTCATCTGTTCACCAGGCGGTGACAGATCGCACTGAGATGATTCTCAAGTCGAGGGGGATGCTCCAGTGGAGACCGAACAAGGATGGCGAGTATTTCTTGGAGAACAGCCAAAAGGGTGAAGTGGCGCTTGAGCGCTGGAAAGGGAAGGGGATCTGATGACGTTGACCAAAGAAACACAGCATGCCGGCTTCTACCGCTCTGCCATGTGCGGCGGCATGCTGCTGCTGAGGCGCACCATGACCGTCGATCCGGACTTGGCAGTCACAAAAGAGCGTACACCGGCGGAACACCGAGCTGAGCTTACGGCATGGGGTGCCAAAGCCCATAAATACGACCATCAGATCTTCGGCCGCAAAATCGAGACAAAGAAGGCTCGGCACAGGGATCTGGCAAACCTCGGCGCGTTGATCTCGTTCCGCAACCGCCCAGATGGCGTCGCGGAAGGTGTGCCGACAGAGGATCCGGCTCCGATCCGGACCAATTGGACCCTTGTCCCGGCGAACGACAACGAACCGCTTGAGGATGGCTTTGGCAACGAGCGTGCCGTCGAGTATGAACCGAGCCTCGATATGGTTGAGCGCGAGATCACGAACCTGCAGATGGGCTACCGTGCGGAGCCGAACATTCTCGCCACTGCCGATAACGGCGATCGTTTAGCCGCACGCGAGGTTCACGGCCTGCCTTCAAGCGATGAAGTCGAATACGGCTGGTACGTTGATGACGCCGGCAAGCAGCACAAGACGATAATTCGCATCGGCAGGCTCAAGTTTAGCGACGGCAAACAGACTGAGCGCGGCCATAAATTGGTCATGGATCAGGTCGTTGAGGCGGACATCCGAATGCCGGTCGGAGCAATGCTGGGTGAGCGCGAGAAGTCGTCGCGAGATAAGGGCGGCGAGTTAGATGCTACTGGCAGCAACGCGCATTATCGGTGGATGGTCAAAGCCAAGTCGGCTCGACGCCCGAAGATGTCTCAGAAGAAACAGCGCGTAGACATCACGAAGGAGAAGGGGCGCCAGATGCTGGCCGACGCTTACGCCAACACGCCGGTCTTGCCGGAAGTAATAAAACGGGAGGCGGGCTTTCCGTACAGTCCGACCAACTTGCGACAGTTGTTCATCGGTGGCCGAAAAGGCAAGAACGGGCAAAGCGGATCGCAAGCCTGGCAGGACATATCCACCGAGAAAGAGAACCGCGAAACATTCAGTCGTGCGCTTGATGCGATGCTTGATGAGCACGTTCGGGTTCTGTCGGAAGCCGTCGGCGCGAAGAGCCTGGGAGAGTTGGGCGAAAAGCGAGGTTACAGAGGGAGGCACGCGATTGATGCGGGACGCAGACTACTGCGCGCGGCAAATGATAACTTTGACGAGGCTATGAAGCTGGCAGAATACGCAGCTGAACCCGAGGACAGGGAAGTTTCTCGCAAGTGATGCCCCTTTATAGGTGAAGGGGTCGCGCACCTAGCGCGATCCCAATTTCATCCGGGCGCACCGATGTTGCGACGGACGCTCGGCCAGCGATGAGCCGGGCGTAACTATCAACGCAGTCCGAAGAAACTCAGGACTGCAGCTACGATGACTACGGCGCCTACCAGCCAAATGATGCTGTTCATGTCATACTCCTACGTGATTGATAACGGGAGTGTGAATGCATACGAGCGCTGGTGGTTCCGATAAATTGTCAGCTACCGCCTGCCATGTCGAGCCGCACCGCGGACCATGGCGGCAATAATGAGCATCCTAGTCCTCTGTGCTTCCGATCGTGCCGGGTTTTGTACCGTCACCATGGCGAGCATATGCCTAACGTCACGAATTAACGTGAGGGCGCTGCTGACGAGCAGTGGCTGGATGCACCTAATCTCCATTGCCTGGCGCCGCCTCCTCTCGGCGACGGGCGATCCTGCGGCGGTCTCCCTTCGGGTCGAGGCCGCCGCTTTTGTTTCTAGGCTGCGATACGGCGAGCGGCTTTATCGATTGCCTTCCGGTCGGAGCCGTACTTGTCGATGATTTTGACAGCATCTTCGACAGGTATCCTGAACTTCTTGGCTAGAACCTTCGGTTCATAGGCTGGCGCTGGCGCCGAGGCGCCTTCTCGTTCTGTCATGGATTGTCTCCTTGAGATGAAGCGGCCAGACAATGGCCACGCACCGTGGCGGCCGCTCATGGCATCTATGTAGGTGCTGAAGCCACTCATCACAAGCAAATGCGCGTCTGGCCGAGTGGTTAGGCAACGGTCTCCAAAACCGTATAGGTCGGTTCGATCCCGGCGGCGCTGCGCCAGTTCCATTCGCCGGTATAGCTCAGTAGGCAGAGCGCCTCCTTTGTAACGAGGATGTCGTGGGTTCGAAACCTGCTGCCGGCACCATTTCCATCTAAGTGTAGCGCAGACTGGTAGCGCACGTGACTTGGGCTCACGGGGTCGCAGATTCGAACCCTGCCACTTAGACCATCTCATGCGGGGTAGAGCAGCATGGTAGCTCGCTTGGCTCATAACCAAGAGGTCGCTGGTTCAAGTCCAGCCCCCGCAACCAAGTCCACATGGCACCACCTCTACCAGACAGTAGCATGGAAGCGGCTCCGCGAGCATCAGCTCGCAGTCCAGCCGCTCTGCGAGTTCTGCCTGATTACCGAGGATGTTACGGCCGCCGAGGTGGTTGATCATAAGAAGCCTCACAAGGGCGACTTTGAGCTGTTTCACGATCCGCTGAACCTGCAGAGCCTTTGCGCTCACCACCACAACAGCGCGAAGCAGTTGATGGAGCGCGGCAGGAAGGTCGCGGTCATCGGGGTCGACGGGTATCCGATCGAGATCGGTTGACCTGCCGCCGAGGATGCCGCGCCGACAAGGCGGGTAGGGGGGCGGTCGAAAGTGTGGCCCGACGGCAACACGTACCGGCGGTGTCCCACAACGATAACGCTAACACAGTTTTTTGCCTCCCGCGTGCGCAAGCGCGCGAGGCGGCATGATGAGGATCCCCGACATGGCGAAGAGGAAGGCGCGCATTGACAGCGCGACCGAAGCCGTGCGCGTCATGGCGAAAGCCACCACCGAGATCCTGCCGCCGGCCAACGTGCCTCTCGACGAAGCAGACGAGCCATTCTTCCGAAACGTGGTTGCCGAGTTCGCTCGGTCGGAATGGTCCGACCATCAACTTGAGCTCGCCGCAATGCTTGCCAGGACGATGGCCGACTTGGTGCGAGAGCAAAAGCTGCTCCGAGACGAGGGTGGCATTGCCTACACCGAGAAAGGCACGCCTGTCGCCAACCCTCGGAAAACAATTGTGCAGATGCACGCCAGTTCAATCCTGTCATTCCGCCGATCACTCGCCCTTCATGCCCGCGCCGTCCAAGGCGAGGCGAGGGATGCCGCCAAGCGGCGCGAGGCTGCGAAAGATATCGAGGGTGACAATCCCCTAGAGGACGATTTGCTGGCGCGACCGGGCTGACAGGTGAATGGTCAAAAAGCCGATGACCCGCGGCGAGCGTGTGATTGCGTTTATTCAGCGCTACTGCCTCGTCCCAGAAGGGACACTGCTTGGCAAGCCGGTAAAGCTTCTGGATTTCCAGAAGCGCTTTATCCTGGCCGTCTACGACAACCCTGTCGGCACGTCGCGCGCTTACCTTTCCATCGCGCGTAAAAACGGCAAGACCGGCCTGATTGCCTGCCTACTGCTGGCTCATATTGTTGGCCCGGAGGCGTACCAGAACGGCCGCATCGTTTCCGGCGCCCGGTCTCGCAAGCAGGCCGCCGAAGTCTTCAATTACGCCTCCAAGATGGTGATGATGTCGCCGGAGCTGTCCAAGCTCGCTCGCATCGTTCCCTCCGCGAAGATGATCGTCGGCCTCGCCAAGAACGTCGAATATCAGGCTAGCTCGGCTGAGGCGAAGAGCGCGCACGGCGGCTCGCCGATCCTGGCTATCCTTGATGAGGTTGGCCAGATTAAAGGCCCGACGGATGACTTCGTTGAGGCGATCGAAACGTCGCAAGGTGCCTACGAGGGCCGGGCGATGCTGTTCGCCATCTCGACGCAGGCGGCGACCGACAACGATCTCTTCAGCCGGTGGATCGACGACGCAGAGACGTCGAAAGATCCCCGCATCGTTTCGCACATTTACACTGCGCCGGTCGAGTGCGAGCTCAATGACCGGGCAGGGTGGGCCGCGGCTAATCCAGCTCTTGGCGTCTTCCGTTCTATCAAGGACGTTGAGGACTTCTCGCAGTTGGCGATGCGCATGCCGACGAAAGAAGCCAGTTTCCGCTGGCTATTCCTTAACCAGCGTATCGACGCATCGGCGCCATTCGTTGCACCTGCTGTTTGGCGAGCATGCGATGGCACTGTCGACGAGTTTGAAGGCTTGCCGGTGTTTGGTGGGCTCGACCTGTCCGAAGTGTCTGACTTGACGGCTCTGGTGCTCATGGCGCCGAAGGAGACGGAGGCCGGCACGATATGGCACGTCAGACCGACCTTCTGGCTTCCGGGTGAAAGTCTGCGCGATAAGGCGAAAGCCGACCGCGTGCCGTACGACGTTTGGAACAAGCCAGATGCGGACGGGAAGCGCTTCCTTGAGACGACGCCGGGTCCGACGGTCGATTATGAGTTTGTCGCTTTCCACCTTTACGAGCTCTCTCAGGTGCTGGACATCCGCAAGATTGCGTTCGACCGGTACAACTGGCGCTTCCTCAAGCCATGGCTACTGAAGGTAGGCTTCACTGAAGAGCAGCTCGAGGGCGAAAACGCCATCTTCGCTCAGTTCGGTCAGGGCTTCGCGTCCATGTCGCCAGCGCTACGTGAGCTTGAGAGCATAATTCTCAACAAGAAGCTCGCACACGCCGGCCACCCGGTACTGACCATGTGCATGATGAACGCCACTGTGAAGCAGGACCCGTCCGGCAATCGCAAGCTCGACAAGCAGAAGTCGAGGGGGCGCATCGACGGCGCGGTTTCATTGACGATGGCGACGGCTATGGCGGGCACCTACGAGGGTGCGGACGACGGCAACCTCGACGACTTCGTCAACAACATGATTTCGGTCACATGGTGACCCGCAAAGGATTGCCATGGGTCTCTGGGAAAGGTGGGTTGGAAAGCCCATCAAGCTAACCGACGGCGAGTTCTGGCGTGGCTTCTTTGGCCTCGGCACGACTTCCGGCGAGAAGGTGACGATCGAGAGCGCACTGTCGCTCGATGCCGTTTGGGCTTGCGTCAACCTCGTGCAGAACGCCGCCGGCACGCTGCCGTGCATCGTCTACGGCGGAGATGGCGTAACGATCGATAAGAACTCGCCACTCTACGAAATCCTGCATGACATGCCCAATATCGACGACACCGCGCCGGAGTTCTGGTCGATGGCAGCGCTTTGCCTCATGATGGACGGCAACTTCTTCGCTGAGAAGAAGATGAACGGCGACCGCCTGGTGGCTCTGAACCCACTTCACCCTCTGAGCGTAGAGGTTTGCCGGGACAGCCGCAACACCCGATATTACGAGGTGAGCGAGGACGGCAAGAAGCGACGTATCGCTGAGGGTAAGATGTTCCACGTTCGAGGGGCGCGCCTCCCTGGGTGTGACCGCGGCATGTCGCCGATCGGCGTCGTCCGCAATACGGTTGGAAACGCTCTCTCCGGCGAGAAAGTCGCTGGCCGGATGTTCAAAAATGGCCTTCTGTCGTCGCTCATCATCAGTTCGGACCAGATCCTCAAGGCTGACCAGCGCAAGCAGATCTCAGACACGCTGACGCAGTTTGCCGGAGCCGAAAAAGCTGGCGGCGTGACGGTGCTGGAGGCGGGCTTTAAGCCCTATCCGATGTCAATCAACCCGAAGGACGCGCAGTTCTTGGAGGCTCGGCAGTATAGCGTCGAGCAGATCTGCCGCATCTTCGGCGTTCCGCCAGTGATGATCGGTCACGCAGCCAACGGTACAACGACATGGGGCAGCGGCATTGAGCAGCTGATCCTGCAGTTCACCAAGACATGCATGCGACCGATGCTGAAACGCATTGAAGCAGCCATATACCGCGACTTGCTGGACGCCAGCACCCGCAAGACGGTGAAGGTCAAGTTCAACATGGAAGAGCTGCTGCGCGGCGATAGCCAGGCGCGAGCTGAGTTCCTTTCCAAGATGGTGCAGGCCGGCATCTACCACGTCGACGAGGCTCGCGGGTACGAGGACAAAGCTCCAACGCCCGGCGGCAATCGTTCGATCGTCAATGGCACGATGACGCCGCTCGATAAGCTCGGCGAAGAGCAGGTTGCGCAGCCTACAACGCCTGCAGCGCGCGCTGCGTAAGGACAAATCATGAAGTTCGAACACCTTATCTCGGCCTTTCTGGCCGAGCCTTGGGCAATCCAGCGCGAAAAACTCGGTGTTTTGGCCGATGTACTAGTCGCGCGCGCCGAGGGCGAGAAATTCATCTCCACCGAGCTAGCGGCGTCAATTGACGATGCGCGTGCCAAGGAAATCGCCGAAACCAGCGGCAAAGTCGCGATTATCCCGGTTTTTGGCGTCTTGGCGCAGAAAATGGACCTTTTTTCGGCGATGAGCGGCGGAACGTCGTACGCCGGCATCAAAAAGGCACTCCATTCGGCGCTTGCGAACGACGATGTGAAGGCGGTTGTGCTCGACATCGATAGCCCAGGCGGCACGGTGCCCGGCACTGATGAGCTTGCGACGGAGATCAGGAAGCTTCGCGGCGGCGAGAAGCCAGTCATCGCGCAGGTGAACAGCCTTGCGGCGAGCGCAGCCTACTGGGTCGCGTCTTCGGCGGATGAAATCGTCGTCACTCCATCCGGCCGCGCTGGTTCGATCGGCGTCTACACCGCTCATGATGACGTTTCCGCTGCACTCGAGCAGCGAGGCATCAAGCGCACGTACATTTCCGCCGGCAAGCACAAGGTCGAAGGCAACGAGACCGAGCCGCTGAGCAAGGAAACGCTCGCGCATGTGCAGGACGGCATCAATCGATCCTACAACAAGTTTGTGGCGGCGGTCGCAGAAGGTCGCGGCACGACGGTCGGCAAGGTCGAAGACGGATACGGTCAGGGCAGGGTGTTCTACGCCGAGGCGCTGCTTGACCGCGGCATGGTTGACCGGATCGCCACGCTCGATGAGACACTTGAGCGCTTCGGTGCCGATACGCAGCCACCGTCGATCCGCCGCATCAAGTCGGCAAACGCTGCGCGGGCCGAATCCGCCAGCATGCTCGCAGCCAAGATGGCTGCCGGCGAACCAATCACGAAACGCGAGTTCGAAAACGGCATCAGGGGACTGATGGGTTTGACGGGCTCTGAGGCAGAGCGGGCCGCTCGGCTCTACCTCAAGGATGGTCAGGGGGCTCCTGACGTCGATGCGGATGCTGCTGCTTTGGCAGCCCTAGACCGGCTTCTAGCCGAAGCAAACACACCCCTCATCAAAATCTAAGGGAGCCACTATGGCCGACAATCAACTTGCCGAAAAGATCGGCGAACTGGGTAACTCGCTTGCCTCCATCAAGGAGCAGGTCGGCAACCTCGCCACCGACTTCACTTCCAAGCTCGCTGCCAACGGCGAAGTCTCGGCCGAACTGAAAACCGCCACCGACAAGGCACTTTCCGAGCTCGGCGCCGTCACCACCCGCCTCGGCGACCTGGAGAAGCGGGCGGCTCGCGAGAAGGAAAACGGCGTCGACGAGCAGAAGTCGCTCGGCGATCTTGTCGTCGAATCGGCTGGCTCTCATTCCTTCGATTCGTCGTATCGGGGCCTCATCAAGGTGAAGGCTGACCGAGCCGCCATCACGTCCGCGAATACGACCGTCGGTGCTGGCCGTTCGCAGGGCACTTCGCTCGTTCCGGGCGCCCGCGTTCCTGGCATCTTCGGCCTTCCGGAGCGCCAGTTGACGATCCGAGATCTGGTCATGCCTGGCCAGACGACCTCGAACTCGATCGAGTACGTCAAGGAAACCGGATTTACCAATAACGCCGCTCCAGTCGCCGAAACGACCGCGAAGCCGTATTCGGATCTGACGTTCGACATGACGTCTGCGCCGGTTCGCACGATCGCGCACCTGTTCAAGGCCTCCCGCCAGATCCTGGACGACGCTCCGGCGCTTCGTTCCTACATCGACGGTCGCGCTCGCTACGGTCTGCGCTTCGCCGAAGAGAACCAGCTGCTGAACGGCTCTGGCACCGGCCAGAACATCCACGGCCTCGTGCCGCAGGCGACTGCGTTCAATCCGGCCTTTGCTGCTGCCGACGAAACCGGCATTGACCGTCTGCGGCTCGCTGTCCTGCAGGTCGTTCTTGCCGAATATCCGGCCACCGCTTTCGTTCTGAACCCGATCGATTGGGCCAAGATCGAACTGACCAAGGATGCCGGCGGCAATTACATCATCGGCAATCCGCAGGGCTCGCTCACACCGACGCTCTGGAACCTGCCGGTCGTGTCGACGCAGGCCATGGCTGCAGGTGAGTTCCTCACCGGCGCTTTCTCCTTCGCCGCGCAGATCTTCGACCGCATGGAGATCGAGGTTCTGCTTTCCAGCGAGAACGTCGACGACTTCGAGAAGAACATGTTCACGATCCGCGCTGAAGAGCGCCTCGCGTTCGCCGTGTTCCGTCCAGAGTCCTTCGTCACCGGCGACGTCGAAGGCGCCTAACTGGTTCGGGGAGCTTCTGCTCCCCGTTCTCGCAAGGAGATCCCATGACTGATTATCTCGAGGTCAAAGCCATCCGCACCTTTGCGGTCGGCAAAGACCTGAAGACGAAAAAGAGCGACCCATTCACGGTCGAGGCCGGTGAAGCGAAGCTGCTTGAAGCCCATGGCCTGGTCACCATCGTCGGTGAAGCAGAGGCACCCGTCGTCGAAGACGTCGACCCGCCGGTCATCGCATCCGAGCGGCCGAAGCGAAAGGCTAAAGCCGATGCTGGCAACGAAGGTTCGTAAGCGCCGCACGGCCAGCTATATCGGCGCCGGCATTGTGAACGGTATCGGGTCGCCGGTAGGTTCTGCGGCCCCAGCCATCACCGGCACGGCGAAAGTTGGCCAGACGCTGACGTCCTCCACCGGCACTTGGTCTGGCTCGCCGACCTATGCCCGGCAGTGGTTCGCAGGCGGCACAGCAATCGTTGGCGCAACAGCGGCCACTTATGTTCCCATTACGGGCGACATCGGCAAGACCATCACGGTTCGCGTGACTGCGACCAATGACAAGGGCAGTGTCTCCGTTACCAGCGCGGCGACCGCGGCAGTGGTGGCGTAATGGCACTCATCGATCTCGACACACTGAAGGCGCACCTGCGCGTGCTGCATTCCGATGAAGATGCCGAGATCGAACTCTATGGCGCCGCCGCTGAAGGTATCGTCGTTGAGTATCTCGACCGCATCGTCGTCGAAGCCAGCGCCACGCTGCCCGCCGAAGGCGAGGAGGACTACGATCCCAACGCCATCAAGATCACGAAGCCCATCATCGCCGCCATCCTGCTAGTTGCAGGGGACCTCTACGAGGTTCGCGAGGCGGATCCGAAGCTGACCGGCGACGCCGTCCTGCCACGCGCAGTGCGTGCGCTTCTTGCGCCGTACCGGATCTGGCGAACGCTAACGGAGGATCGCTGCTGATGTGGGTACGCTTTACGCGTCGTCACGTCTGGCACGCCACGCCAGGCACAAGCATCGCCTACAAGCCTGACGGCGGCCCATTCAAGGACGGTCGCTACTCCGTCACGCGCGATTGCGCTTCTGATGCCGTCGCCAAGGGCGTGGCGCTCAAGGTTCCTACACCCACGAGGCCGAAATGATCTCCAGAGCACTGCGCGAGCTTCGCGCAGCCTATCAGTTTGTCTACGACGTCCGCCTGGGCGCGGATCTCGGTTATGACTGGCCATCGGCGGTCAAATTCGCTTGGTCTGTTTGGGGCTGGCAAGAGGCGCGCGCATGACCGCTGGCAAACGCCGGCAGGTACTGCTGATGCAGCGCCGCGCGACGGTCGATGACGGGTACGGCAACGAACAGGCCGGCGATTTCGAGACGGTGTTCGAGACCACTGCCGAGCTCATCCCGATGAAGGGCAGCGAGCCCGTCATTGCGGCTCGTCTGACCGGCACCCAGCCATATGTCGTCCGCATCCCGAGCTGCACAGCGGCAAGGGAAGTCGGCACGGCATGGCGCATTGTCGACAAGCGCGATCCGCGCCGGATCTTCAACATCACCTCGGTTGCCGACATGGATCAGAAGAACCGAACGATCGATATCTTGGCAACGCAGGGTGAAGCGGCATGATGTCAGCGCAATTACAGGGCCGCGAGGCCTTGATGCGTCGGCTGAACCAACTCGCTCCTAATGTCGAGAAGTACGCGGCCGATGCAAAGCTTAAAGCCGCCCATCAGTTGGCCGAAGAGGTTCGTAGCCGAGCCCCGACCGGCGCCACACTCGACTACATGGAGAGCATCGACGGCGATTTGCTGACGAGCCGACCAGCACAAGAGCAAGTCGGTACGCGCTCGACCAAGGACGTCACGGCCACCGGCCTGTTTGCGAAATTCATCTGGCGTTTCTTGGAATACGGCACTGCCCCGCACTTCACAACGAAGGGCGGTGGAACGGTCGCGGGCAAAAAGCAGGCGGTCCTCTCTCAGGCCAAGATGCATCCCGGCACACAGGCGCAGCCACATATCTTCCCGATCTATCGGGCGATGAAGCCGAAAATCCGCAAAATGATCCTCGCGGCAGTCAACAAAGCGGTGCGTGAAGCCCGCAAGGGGTAGCCCATGGCATCCGCTGAACTCGAATTGCAAGGCGCAATCAACGTCCGCCTTCGCTCTGATGTGCCTCTCACGGCGCTCATAAACAAGCGCATTTATGATCAGCCGCCGACACCCGTCAGCTACCCATATGTGACGATCGGCGAGGCGCAAACGCTTCGAGCGGACGCTCTCTGCATCTCTGGCTCGCAGGTGTTTCTGACGCTGCACGCATGGTCGCAAGCGGTTGGATTTCCAGAGGTGAAGCAGATCGCGGACGCGGTCGCCGAAGCCCTTCATCTCGCGCCAATTACGCTCGCCACTAATCGCCTGATTTCGATCTTGCATCAACGAACGCGGATATTCCGCGACGCCGACGGTCTGACCTCACACGCGGTCATTGAGTTCGTCGCCCAGACAGAGAAGCCGCTGGCTTAGGCCCGGCTACCAACCACCACCACATCGGAGACCAATATGGCAGCTGGACAGCAGCTCGGCCGTACCTTGCTGATAAAAATCGGCGATGGTGCGGACCCAGAAGTATTCACTAATCTCTGCGGCCTCAAGACGCGCAGCTTTAACATGTCGGCGACCGAGATCGACACGACCATTCCAAGCTGCACCAATCCCGGCGGCCCGGTTCAAAAAACAAGTCGACCAGGCATCTCGAACCGCACATTCACCGGATCCGGAAACTTCGTATCGAGCGCGGCATCCAAGGTTTTCATGGATCATGTCCGCGCGAGCGAACAGTTCAATGCTCAGGTCATCGTCCCCGGTGACGGCACCTATGAGGGCGCTTGGATGGTGACCGATTATTCGTTCTCCGGTGACGTCGAGCCCAACATGGAGTTCAGCGCCACGTTCGTTGCTGCTGACGTTCTCGAATTCACGGCGGAGGCATAATCCATGGCTATAGAGGAGAAGCCTTTTCCGCTGGATGTGAACGAGGCCCGCGGCGAAGTAGCGCTTTGGGTCGACGATGTACCCCTCGTGCTGGCGGCCGAGATGGGCCGGCTATCCGCCGTGTCTACCAGGCTGCAGTGCAAGTCGCTGAATGATCTGTTTCTGCGCCTTTCTGACGTGGAGGCGGCTGCTACCGTTGCCGGTATTGAGCTGCTAACCGTCAAAGGCAAACCACTTGAAGCGATCACGAAGCTCAAGCTGAAGCACTTCGGCGACTGCCGGGTGGCGTTTCTCGCGGTTCTTGCCCATCACTTTGATGGAGAAGATCCGGGAAACGTGGAAGCCGCCGACAAGGCGGCCTAAGCCGGGAAGACCCATTTCCATGGCGCCAATGGATGCGTATCGGGATCGGCGGCCTCTCATGGAGGCCCGCCGACTTCTGGGCCGCAACGATGACTGAATTCTTCGAGGCCATCAAGGGCCGCAACGAAGCTCAGGGCGCCGAGGAAGAAACCAGCGCACCAAAAGCTGACGAAATGGCGGAGCTTTTGGCCAAATATGGCTAGCAGCCGCCGGATATAAAGCCCGCCATCACGCGGGCTTTTCCTTTTCTAGGATGCGCCGCGCATGTCTGACAATATGACTGATGACCTGATCATCAGTATTTCGACCGACCAGGCTACGCTCCGTCGTAGCATCAAGCGTATCGAGCAGGATCTCGGCACTCTCGCTGGTACGGTCAAAAATCAATTCGACGGCGTCGGCAAGTCGATCGACAATTCGCTGACAACGTCGCTGCAGAGCCGCATCAATGGCATGGTCGGGATCGGCACCAGCGCCGCGAAAGAGTGGACTGGCGCCCTTGCTGATCAGGGCAAAGAGCTCGAGCGTCTTCGTGCTCGCTACTCGCCGCTGTTCAACACCATCAACAACTACAAGTCGGCGGTTTCCGACATCCGCCGCGCCCATGCGCTCGGAGCTATCTCGTCCGACGAGATGGCGAAGGCGATTGCGAAAGAGCGCCAGGCCGCGCTCGCGTCGACGGCCGCGATCAAGGGACGTAATGCTGCCCTAGCGCAGACCCCTGCCACTCGGCAAAGCGCAAACGGCGGTAACGGCTATACAGCCAACATCGCAGCTCAGTTCCAGGATATTGGGGTCACCGCAGCAATGGGCATGTCCCCGCTGCAGATCGCCCTGCAACAAGGCACGCAGCTCTCTGCGGTTCTCAATGAGATGCAAAACCCTGTTAAGGGTCTCGCTGCTGCGTTCATGTCTGTGGTGTCGCCGGTATCACTGGTAACCATCGGCGTGGTGGCAGCGGGCGCCGCAGCAATCCAGTATTTCGGCGGACTGACAAGTGATGCCACCGATGCCGGCAATGTTCTCAAGGACCATGCTGCACTCATCGCGCGCATCAAGGGGGCATACGGAGAAGCCGCTGAAGGCCTCAATGACTATGCACGCGAAAGCCCGAAGATTGTCAGGCAGGACACTGTCGACAAGATCGAGGAATATCGGAAGGCCGTCCTCGGTGTTGCAAAAGATCTTCGGGAAGGCCTGAAGCTAGATCCGCGCGATTTTGGCGGTGCCACGTTCACGATCAGTGAAGTCGTCAACGCTGTTAAGATGCTCGACGCCGGCATTAAGTCTGGCAAGCCTGACCTACAGGCGTTTGTCGAGAAGCTGATTGAGATCGAAAATCAATCTGGCACGCCCGCGAACATCCGCAAAATTCTGTCCGAGCTGCGCGAGACAGCCAAGACCGGGGTCGAAGCTCAACGCGCACTTCAGCCATTAATTAGCACCGTCGAGGGGGTGGGCGCCGCGGCGGCTGCACAAGCGAAACAGGTGGCCGCGTTCAGCAAGGCACTTGCCGAACTCGCCGACATCGCAAAGCCTGCGCTGTCGGACGCTGAGCAAGCCGGTGCTGCGTTTCAAAAGGCAATGTCGAATGCGGTAGGGTCGGAAGATAGAGCGGCGGCCGTTGCGCAATATGACGCCGCACGCAAGCGGATCGACGATCAAAACCCGACAGTCATCAATTCGGACGGCAATCGAACCGCCGTGCCGCTTCCAGGTCAGAAGCCTGTTACCCTTGGCGACAAGTCTGACGCTGAGACGAAGAAGGCTGAGACTGCCGCAGAGCGCGCCGCGAATGCATATCGTGACCTGAAAAAATCGGCCGACGATCGGATCGGCCAGATGCGTCAGGAGATCGAGCTTCTCGGTAAATTTGGCATCGAGGCCGATACAGCGCGTTTCGCGCTTGATCTCCTGCAGTCGTCCGAAGACAAAGGCCGGTCGCTTAGTCCATCGCAGCGCAAGGAAATCGAGCAGAAAATCGAGCTCTACAGGCAGTATTCTGAGCAGCTCGCTAAAACCAAGCTCGCGCAGGATCTCGCGTCTCAGATGCGTTTCAATAGCCTGCCGCAGCAAGACCAACAGGTTGTTACGACTCTTCGTCAGTATGGTTTGCCAGAGGATCTCAACAGCGAACAGGCTGGGCAGATCCGGCAGTCGCTGAAACTTGAGGAAAACCGCGAGGGACTCCGCTCATTCTTTGGCGATTTCAAGTCAGCGCTAATCAACAACGGCGGCGATATCGGCAAGGCACTGGGTGAGTCGATCCAGAATGCGCTGCTGAACTCGGCGTCGAAGCTCTGGGATAAGATTTTCGATCAGCTCATTAACAGCATCCTCGGCACACCCTCTGGTGGATCAGCCGGCGGTGGTGGGGTAGGGGCCGCTGGCGGTGTTCTGGCAAATGTCTTTGGGGCCAGCAAAGGCGGTGGAGCAGTTGATGTTGCCGGCAAGTTGCTCGGCGCCAACGAAAACACCAGCACCAGCCAGATCAATTCGTTCCTCAAGGCGGGCGGCGTCGATATTAATGCCGCTCAGACCGCATGGTGTGCAGCGTTCGTCAATTCGTCTCTCGCTCAGGTCGGCATCAAAGGCAGCGGCTCGCTGACTGCTAACTCGTTCCAGAACTGGGGATCGAAGATAGATCCTTCTCAGGTTCTGAAGGGTGATGTCCTCCTAAAAACAAGAGGCCTCGCGGCTGATCAGGCAGGCGGCCATGTCGGCCTCGCAACCGGCTCGACCCGCATGCAAAATGGCTCGCTCCAACTGCAGATGCTTTCCGGCAACTCAAGCGATGCGGTGGGCACCTCTTGGGTAAACGCCACTGAGCTTCAGGTGAAGCGAGCAACTGAGGCGGCTGGAGCGCTCGGCGACGTCGCGAAAAGTGCGACGAGCTCTGCTTCTAGCCTTGGTCAGCTTGGGTCAAGGCTATCTTCGAGCTTCTTCCCGGCTGCACCATCCGCGCCGTCAGGAGGTGGTGGATTAGGATGGCTCGGTAGCATCTTCGGAGGCGGACTCACCTCTGCTCAGATCGCGAAATACACGCCAATGGTTGGCCTGTTTGCGGACGGCGGCCCGGTCTACGGACCAGGTACCGGCACTTCCGACAGCATCCCGACGATGCTCTCGAACGAAGAGTTCGTGATTAACGCCAAACAGTCCAAGAAGCACCGCGCCCTACTGCATGCCATCAACAACGGCACGCTCGGACACATGGCGCGGGGCGGTGTCGTTGGCACCATTAGCGCACCAGTTGCGCCAGCGCTGTCCAGCCGGCGCGGATCCGCAAACGACAACCGCCAGCCTGGCGTACTCGTGGTCAGGATCGATGGTGCGAATGGCGACGACCATGTGCGTGCGATCGTCAGGCAGGGCGTCAACGAAGGTCTCGGCCAGTACAACCAGTCGCAGCAGCGATCCGGATTTGGCTCAATCCAGCAGAAGTTCACTTCAATGAAGGGCTGAAGATGGCAACGTGTCTGAACTTGCCAACCTTGGCAGCCGATTTTCTGGGGCCTCTACGTACACCAGTCGACGTAATGGGCTCCTCGCAGGATGGTGGGAGAAATGGTCTCGGTGAAAGTATCGAGATCGAGATGAGTGGGGGGGGGGCGCTGACTTGCACGTACGAAGAGTGCAAGATCCAGGAGCCGGAGCACTTTGAGTACGTCAACTGGCTTGGAGCGCGTTTGAACGGCGGCTTCCGCTTCATCAACGTTCCCATCATAACTGATTGGTGGGGGCCGTTTCCTAAAAATCGCTCCTCTATTTTCCTCCAAGACATCCCGCATTCGGATGGTTCGAGCTTTTCGGATGGGTCGGGATACAGCCAATCCAGCGCCTGGGGTGAGATTGTTGAGGCTGCGAACCTGAATGCCGGCATCATAAGGGTGCGGGTTTATGGGCTGACGAGAGCACTTCGGTGGTCTGACTGGTTCTCAATCTACCATCCGGTCTCGAAGGGCTGGCGGGCATATCGCTATTGGGATGTCCTAGACGTCACAAGCGAAACCAACCCCGTCTACACGCTGGCTATCGCGCCGCCACTACGAGAAGCAACGCCCGTCGGGACGCGTGTCGAATTTGTTCGACCTCGTTTCGCGGCCAAGTTCAAGACGGGATTCACACTGCCGTCGATTTCTGAGGCGTTCTACGCCATTCAGCAAAACATTCAGTTCTCCGAGGCTTTCTGATGTGTTGATTTCCACTGAGAGCTGACCCGGCGTTTCCACCGAGAAGTGACCCGCCTTTAGGTATCGTTTGTGCTGGTCGTAGTGGTCAAGGTCCTG